ATGAAGCGGTAACAAGGGTAACAATGAAAAAGAAGGCTGCAACAACTAAGACGAAAACGCCGCGTTCCCCCGTGGCTCCGTCACCCAAGCGCATAGATGACAATCAGCTGCGCAAAATGCTGACAGACTCCAACGGCAACATCAGCCATGTTGCGCGATTGCTAGGCGTGTCACGCAAAGCCATTCACGCGCATATTAACGCCAATCCAGAACTACAGCAGATCCTCGACGACGCCAGGCAGACGATGCTGGACGAGGCCGAGAATGCATTGCTTGCCGCTGTCAGGAACCAGCAGGGCTGGGCCGTTTGCTTCACGTTGAAGACCATCGGCCAGGAGCGCGGATATCTTGAACGCGCCGATCAGAGCCATTCAGGAAGTGTGGAGGTAGTCATCCGCCGTGAAGACCGCCGCAAGTAAGACTATTGAGGTGATACTTCCCTCTCTGCATCCTGCGCAACAGCAGATCATCGACGAGGCGCGACGGTTCAACGTCTTGGCTTGTGGGCGTAGGTTTGGCAAGACGATGCTGGGCATTGACCTGATAATCGACAAGGTGCTTGATGGTTATCCGGTTAGCTGGTTCAGTCCCACCTATAAAATGCTTGCTGAAGTCTGGAAAGAGATCGTGCAGACAACAAAGCCGTTACAAACGCGCGTGGCAAGGCAAGAGCATCGTGTCGAGCTGATCACCGGTGGTGTGATTGATTGCTGGTCGCTTGATGCGGCTGACAGTGTGCGTGGTCGCAAATATGCGCGGGTAATTGTCGACGAGGCCGCGATGGTGCCCAATCTCTATGATTCTTGGCAAGCTGCGATTCGCCCCACGATGACCGATTATGTGGGCAGCGATGCATTCATGCTCTCGACTCCAAAAGGCGTGGACTTTTTCTTTGATTGCTTCAGCCGTGGCGTTGACGATCAGCAATCCGACTGGAAGGCATGGCAAAAGCCAACCAGCGAAAATCCATACATAGATCCGGCAGAAATTGAAGCAGCAAGACGTGAGTTACCGGAGCAAATCTTCCGGCAAGAGTACTTGGCGGAATTCTTGCAAAACTCCGGCGCGGTGTTTCGAAACATCGATGCTTGCCTTCGCGCGGACTCTGGCCAACATCAAAGCCACCGGCTTTTTGCTGGCGTCGACTGGGGCCAAAAGCATGACTTCACGGTTATCAGCGTCTTGTGTGCCACGTGTCGGCAGGAGGTCGAGTTAGACCGGTTCAACAAGATCGAATGGGCCTTTCAGAGGGCCAGGTTGAAAGCCATTGTTGAGCGGTGGGGCGTCCAGAGCGTGATGGTGGAGACAAACTCCATCGGATCGCCGAACCTCGAAGCTTTACAGCGCGAAGGGATGAGCGTCCGGGGCTTTGAGACGACCGGCAGCACTAAGCCACCGTTGATCCAGTCGCTTGCTCTGGCCCTCGAGCGCGAAGAGTGCCGCTTCCTGCCTGATCCTGTGGGGCGTGTTGAGCTGCTGTCATACGAGAGCCGCATCAATAGCACAACGGGCCGCGTGAGCTACTCGGCGCCAGATGGTGGCCACGATGATACTGTGATTGCGCGAGCCATCGCGTGGGAGTGCGTGCAGAGGGGCAACCTGGGGACGGCGTATTGATAAGGACATATGAGGCTAATACACGGAGATTGCTTACAAGAGATGGCGACGCTACCAGCGGAGAGCGTTGACAGCATCGTTACCGATCCACCATATGGCTTATCGTTTATGGGCAAGAACTGGGATAGGGGCGTACCTGGTGAAGCGTTCTGGCGCGAGGCGTTGAGGGTAGCCAAGCCGGGGGCGCATTTGCTGGCTTTTGGTGGCTCTCGCACCTATCACCGACTGGCGTGTGCGATTGAGGATGCCGGGTGGGAGGTGCGTGACTGTATTATGTGGGTGTATGGGTCAGGGTTCCCGAAAAGCCACAATCTTATTGGCGACTGGCAAGGCTGGGGGACTGCGCTAAAACCGGCGTACGAGCCTATCATCGTAGCCCGAAAGCCACTTGTCGGCACGGTGGCGGCCAATGTGCAGCGGTATGGCACGGGGGCGATAAACGTGGATGGGTGCAGGGTGGGGACGGAAACGACCATTACGGTTCGCAACGGAAATAGCGGGGCGCATGGACGATACGGGAAGGATGACCGTGTGTTCTCACGCGAGAATCCGCCCGGCCGCTGGCCAGCCAACTTCATCCACGACGGCAGCGATGAGGTGGTGGGGCTGTTTCCGGTGACGACGAGCGGTAACCTACAAAGCAAGCATGTCAGTAGAACAACGTCAAGCGTATACAGCGGCGGATGGGCTAAAAGCGATAATACTGGCAAAAGCTGGGGAAACGATTCCGGTTCCGCCGCACGCTTTTTTTACACACCTAAAGCCAGCAAACGCGACAGGGACGAGGGGTGTGAGGGGATGGAAGAGCGAGGTAAGGTATTTAATGGGCAATCGGCGCACTCCGCCGGACTTGCGCCGGGTAGCGTCGAAGACAAGTTTACCACCGCTCCCGCGCGAAATTCCCATCCGACGGTCAAGCCGACCGACCTGATGCGCTATCTTTGCCGCCTTGTCACACCTCCCGGTGGCGTGGTGCTTGACCCGTTTATGGGGTCAGGTAGCACCGGCAAAGGGGCGACGCTTGAAGGCTTGGACTTTATCGGCATCGAGCAAAACGCGGAATATATTGAGATCGCAAAAGCGCGAATTCAACACGCACTTGATAGCGCATCACAAAAGTTATTTTCTCAACCTGTGTAAGGGTAAACTTGTATGGGACTATTTGACCGCATCAAAGCCGCATCCACCGCCTTTCGTTACCCGTCGAATATGACGCATCGGGGCGGCTCGTTCTTGTCGATGGCTCCCCGTACCTTCCCATACGAGAACACCGACCCCATTGCAAACTCGGCGGTGATCAACACGCTGGCTTGGATTCAACGCAATTTCATCCAGGCGGAGTTTGAGGTATACCGCGAGACAGTAGAGGGCGACGAAACGATTGACGGCCATCCCCTCGAGCGGCTGCTCGAGAACCCCAACGTGGGTTACGATACGCAATCACTGTGGGCGGCTACCCTTCTTAGTTACCACCTGGACGGCAATGCCTATTGGATCAAAGAACGCAATGCTCGAGGCTTTGGCGTCCCAACGTCCATTTGGTATGAGCCGCACTGGTCAATCAAGCCACACTGGCCGGACAACGGATCGGCATTCGTCGACTACTACGAGCGGCGCATCAATGGCACCATTGAGCGCATCCCCGTGGAGAACGTCGTCCACTTTCGCAATGGGCTGAACCCCGCCAACCCTCGATACGGTCTGGCCCCGCTCAAAGCCGCTCTGCTGCAAGTTTTTACGGATACTGAGGTCTCACTCTGGGTTGCCGCTCTCTGCCGCAATATGGCCATTCCTGGCGTTGTGGTGAGTCCTACCGAGTCCATTGGGATGACCTTCGAGAAGGCGGAGCAGATCAAGCAGACCTGGAAAAGGAAGTTCGGTGGCGACAATCGCGGCGAACCGTTGATCCTCGACTTCCAAGCGTCCATTCAGCCCATGGGCTACGATCCGAAGCAGATGGATTTTGCCAGCATCACCAACCTGGCCGAATCGCGCATCTCTGGTGCGTTGGGTATCCCCGCAATCGTGGCGGGGCTGTCGGCAGGGCTGGACAGCAGCACCTACAACAATCTAGCCAATCTCAAGAAGTCGGCTTTCGAGGAGTGCTTGATCCCCACGTGGGAGACATTCCAGCGCGTTATTACTCGGCAACTGCTGATCGACTTTGAGCGCGACATTACCGCTGTTGAGTGTGAGTTCGATACTTCAGAGATCCGCGCACTTCAGGAGAACCAGGGCGAGAAGGAAGCGCGAGCGATTGCCGCATTCACCAGCGGCGTGACGACCCTCAACGAATGCCGTGAGCAGTTTGGCTATGACGTTGTGCCGAATGGCGATTATTACGTGATGCCAGCCAACCTCAAGCCGATCACGCCGGATATGGCTCTCACGACGCCAGAGCCACCAGTATCACCGCAGGGAACGCTACCTCCCGGACCGGTGAGTGAGGATGCCGGGGGCAACTCTGCAAAGGCCATGCATCCTCACATCTCATTGAAGGGCGTCGACTGGAACGGCCTGACTCTGCGACGCCAGCCGACCGAGCTGGAAGCGCGAATGCTCAAGCAGCTTGACGACGCATACCAGCAGGGCAAGGTTTCAATGGAAGGCGCGTTGCTGGCTCTCAGGGGCAAGTACCTGGACGAGATCATCGACACGCTCGACGGCCTCGACCCTGCAGAGTATTACGCGGCGACGGTCTCACCGTCTGACCGTGACAGGACTTTGGTCTTCGGACTCCTCTCCGCTCTGTTCCTCCGTGGAGCGTCTCTGATAATTGAGGAGATCCGGAATCAGGGCGTGACTGATATTGGTGACCAGTCAGCACGCCCTGATCAGAGTATCTTTCGGACGATGGCGGGGGCGATTGTCTCGAGGATAGCCAACGATGTCCAGGCTCGAGGCACGGGCGCGGCGATCTCTGCTGCTCTGCTCAATCAGCCTGTCGCCTCGACCGTACGTGAGACGATGACCACCGGCTCAACGGCATATATCACGCGATCCGCGAGTGAGGCCACCAACTGGGCACTATCGCAAGGCCGTGACGCGGAGATTGAAGAGAAGGCCGATAGCATCGAGTATCTGGTTTACTCGGCCGTACTAGACAACAACACCTGCCAACCGTGCGGTGACGCTGACGGCATTGGCGGTCAGCTGGACGAGATCCCAGCCGTCCCCAACCCGGATTGCGCGGGCGGGGCGCAATGTCGATGCGTACACATCCCCGTAGTTGCGACCGAGTTCAAGGCATTGTATCGCGGTGTAGAGATCGATCTGAAGCCAACCGCAGGCATGAAGGCCGAGGCTGAGCGTGGCCTTGCCTGGCGCAAGGAGTTCAACCGTGGCGGCACTGCGGTGGGCGTGGCCAGAGCGCGGGACATCAGCAACGGCAAGGAGCTTTCTCCACGAACCGTGCGGCGCATGTATAGCTTCTTCTCGCGCCACGAGGTCGACAAGCAGGGGCAAGG